ATGTATAACGTACACCGCGTTCCGGATATTCCCTACGCGGACAGTCGGGTTATCAGCGCCCGGATTACGCCTGAGTTCCACCGGCAACTCAGGCAGCTTGCAGCGGAGAAGGATTGCGCGGTTGCTGCTGTTGTTAAGACGGCATTGGAAACCTACATCCAGGACCACACGCATTGACTGTTGGTCTCCAAATCTGGGACCAGCAAGGACGCATTGCTCTGGATGCGACTACGCGCGCAGGGAGGGTTAGCGGTGTTGTCCGAATTCATCCACCAGGAACGAAGGATGTGCAATGGATCGCTGGTGAAGCCGGTTCTGTTGCGGTTGACCTCTCGGGAGGTACACCGTTCTGGGCGTTTACTCCAGATTAGCTGTATCAGCACGTGAGCGGTAATGCCCCGGTTCCTATTGTCCAGATCGCGGCGAACGGAATCAGTTGGTTTTACTCCGGTTCGCCGGCAGACTACCGTACACCCATGCCGGGAACGCTGGTGTATGGCGTGTATTAATGAGGGACGATGGCACGCGGAAAATCGTACTCCGTAGATAACCCCGACGCGCTGGCTAACGCAATCACCGCGCTCGATCAGACGTTTTCGGAATCGACGTTGCGGAAAGCCGCGGCCGCAGGCGTCACGGTGATCAAAAATGAGATTGCTCTACGCGTCCCGAGAGAATCCGGTGACTTGGCATCAGGTCTAACTGTCGCCTACGACCAAGAGGATAGCGTCGCGGGTCTCGTCGCTACTTACATTGCGACATTTGTTGGCGATACCAAGCCCAAAGGCCCGAAAAAGAAAAAGGTATCTCGCCGCGCGCTTGCGGGTTGGCATGAAAATGGAACATCAAAGATGCCCGCCCATCCCTTTGTTCGGCCCGCCTTTGAAGCGATGAAACAGCGGGCGGCGGATAGGTCTACAGAGGTAATCCATGCAGCACTAAACAAGAAAGGAGGTCAGTGAGCATCAGTAACAACAATACCACTGTTCGGTACTCGGTCGATGCTTCGGGCGCACAGGCGGGTATCGGCCAACTACGAGCCGCAAACGCGCAACTAAACGCGTCACAGGAAGAAGTACGGCGCAAGCAAGAAGCAGTACAGCGAGCGATGCAGGAAGCCGCTACCAACGGCTATAACCTCACTGCACGCGAGGCAAAGAAGCTCGTAGATCAGTACGACCGACTCCAGGCAACAGCCGGTAAAACGCGGTTGGAAATGCTGAACCAGCAAGCAGCCGCGCGAGGCGTTACGCAAGCGTTCTCCGCCCAGGCGGCAGCGATCCAACAAGCCGCCCACGCGGCGCATTCGTTCAGCCTCAATAATTCCGCCGCGCGTCGCGAAATGCTCGTTCTCGCGCACGAAGCGTCACAGGGAAGTTGGAAACGGTTCGGCGGGTCGTTACTGGTAATGGCTGAGGCATCCGACGCACTGAGCGTGATTATGTCGCCGCTTGGGGTCAGTCTTGGGGCAGCAGCGGGGACGGCCGCAGCATTCGCGGCAGCGATGGCGAAGGGTGCAGAGGAAGCCAAGCAGTTTAACGCAGCTATCCAACTGACCAACAACTTCGCGGGCCTAACGGCGGATAGTCTAGGTGCGATGCAGTTCCGGGTTGCAGCGGCAGCGAATAGCGGGCTCTCCCAAGCTGGTGACGTGCTGCGGAGTCTTGCATCGACCGGGCGCTATACGTCAAAGGAGATGGAAGGGTTGGCGGAAGTCATTCTCCGCACGTCGAAAATCTCCGGTGCCGCGCTTGACGATGTGTCCAAGGAATACGCGAATCTGGCAGACGACCCCATGAAATGGGCTACCGAGCATAACCGGAGCATGCACTTCATGGACGCGGCGACCTATGAGCATATCAAGGCGTTGCAGGACGCCGGAGATAAACACCAAGCCGTCCAGGCCGTAATAGAGGCTGCGCTGTCACAGGTGCAGGATTCCAGCGCGAAGCATCTCAGGGAGGCCGCCGGTTCGTGGCGCGCACTATCCAGAGAAATTGACACGTTCTGGGTGAAGGTCAAGCAGGGTCTCAGTTCGGGGCCGTCGCTCCAGGATCGTATCGATTCGTTGCAGATCGACCGAGCCGCAATGGTGAAGGCGGGCGGAGGCTTCACAAGCCACTCCATCGCGGACGTAGATCGTCAGATCGCAAACCTGAAAGCGTACCAGCAGAACGAAGCCAAATATGCTCAGGCCCAAGCGGAAGGAACCGCCCGAGAGCAGGCAGCCGTAGCCGCCTTGCAACGGATGGACACGCTTCGCGATCAGATCATGACGAATGCGCAAAAGCGGCAGAGGGAACTTGCGCAACTCGCGAGGGATCAAGCCGCACTTGTTGCTGATGGTAGGGGGTTGTCTGCCGCCGAGTATCAGAAGATGGTAGGCAACATCAACGAGAAATACAAAGACCCGAAACGATCAGGCAGTGGGGATAGATCGGCATGGCAGGGGAATCTTGCCAAGTACGAGACGGCCAACGCCGCTATTGCGGAAATGGCGCGACAAGATGAGCGGAATCTCAAAGCGCAGTATGACATCGGCGTGTTAAATGTGAAGGACTACTATCGGAGATTGGAGGAACTACAGACACGCGCTATTGATCAGAAAATTGCGAATGCGCAGAAGCGTGTTGACGTAGCCAAGGCTCATTCTGAAAGCGCAACATATCAAACTGCACTCAAGGAACTTCAAGCCTTGCAGGCGCGCCGCGTTGGCATTGAGCAGGACTTGACCAACACGTTGGAGAAGCTGTCCGCGCAACGTGCGTCGAACATTGCAAAATTCTCCGCACAAGAAACCGCAGCGTATGGGGCGCAACTCAATAAGTATGCAGATACGCGGCACACGCGGTTTATGCTCGCTGACGAGAAGTCGAAGTATGACGGTCTTGCGGCTTTGCGGGATCAGTACGAACGCAAGATGGTGTCGCTCGCAGAAGCCTATAGCGGTCTGACGGCCGACCGGAAGGAATATGACGAGAAGGCCCGGATCGCGGGAGAATTCTACCGGCGAGACGTTGAAGCGTATCAGGCCCGTCAAGAGGAGATGCAAGCCGTCCGCGAGTCGTTTGGTGCGCAATTCAAGCTAACGTACAACGACCTCGTAGGCTCCTCGCAAACCACTGCCGAGGCTGTCGCTCGCGGGTTTCGTGGTGCGTTCGACTCCGTTAGCAACGCGCTCGATACGTTCATCACGACAGGTAAAGCTAGCTTTAGTTCGTTCGCTACGTCCGTTCTCGCAGACCTCGCGAAGATCGCCTTGCGGCAAGCCGAGATCGCAGCGTTCAAGGGCGTGGCAAGTTCGTTCGGCTTTTTCAGCGAAGGCGGCCCCGTTGGTCATTTCGCGTCGGGCGGTGCAATCAGCGGTCCCGGTACGGGCACAAGCGACAGCATTCCCGCGATGCTTTCGAACGGAGAGTTCGTCATTAATGCAGCGTCTACGAAGAAGTACCGCAGCCTACTTGAGGCGATCAACTCGGGCCACATGGCGCACTTTGCTAACGGCGGCATTGCAAGTTCCCTGTCGTCGTCGCCCGTTGCTATCTCCGGTAGTGGCGAGAGACCAAATCTCACGTTGAATCTGAACGGCGGCGGTAGCGTTCTGACGGAGGCTGACCTGAAGGACTTGGCTCCGCAGATTCAGGGGCTTATCGACATCCAGGTACACAAGCGTATCACCGAGCAGGGCGGATACGCGTACCAAATCCGTAACGGTCTGCTGTAACTGACCAGTACCGCGAATCCGTCGAAGCCGGGGCGGGTTCGTTATTTGAATGTACGGCATTAACCACTATAAATTTAGGAATACGACATGACAAAAAAGAATAATACCTTCATTCGCTCGGTTATCGCAGACGTTGTTGCCGGCCCGGCGGGCGCTGCTACCTATGCTGAGGCGCGGTGGGGGGCAAACGCAGGTGCAACACAAGTTGTTAAGGCGCTTACTAACCCGATGCTCGCTGGCCCGGACGCGAAGGGCGCCCTTACGGCAGGGACTTTGAGCCGTCAGGAATTTGTACAGGCTGTGTTTAGCCGCTCGATTCTCGGGCAACTTAATGGGCTGGTACAGGTCCCGGCAATCTGCCGCGTGAACGCCGAGACCTCACAAATTGCAGCGAGGTTCGTAGGCGAGTACATGCCACTCCCGACGTATCGAGGTACATTTACCACGAATCTTGTGGACAAGCGCAAAGTGGGCCTCGTCGCAGTCATGTCGCGGGAACTTTTCCGGATGACTGGCGACGCAGCGGAGGAGGTAATTTCCGCTCAACTGCAACGGGCATTGAGTCGCGGTCTTGATAATTACTTTGTAGGTGGGCAGGGACGGGATGAGTCCGCTCCCGCTGGTTTAGCGTCTCTGGCGTTGCAGGCGTCAACGTACGCTGACGGTATCAATATGTTTACCGGCGATCTTACGACTTCGAGTGTTCTGGTCCATCCGCGTACCGCGATCGCACTCCGCAGTCCTACTGAGACGCGAATTACAGCTAGTGGCGGCGAATACGGCGGCCTACCTGCTATTGCTTCGTATGGTGTTCCGCAAGACAAACTGTTCATTGTGGATGCAAGCCGCGTGCTGGCATACATCGGCGACGTTGAAATGGGGGCGGCCGGCGCTGGTCGCCTTAACGTCGATGATGGTTCGGGAACGACATCGCAGGTATATGTTGACTTGTTCTCGACCGATCAAGTCGCAGTCAAGGCCGAGCAGTACGCTGACTGGGACTTTGTTGAAGGGGCGGCCGTAGCCGTTACGTTGAAATAACGGTTACGCGTGATCGGCGGCTCCAGGCCGCCCATTCTTTTTTAGATTTCTGATTGCAAGGAGGCTGAATAAGTCCAACATCAAGGGCGGATGCAATGTTCGCCCGCTTAACCAAGGCGCTCAAGTTCAAGAAGCGTCCCGCCGCGTCTGTTGGTGCATCGGCAATCGGTGCACCCGGTTCTAATGGGTACATCCGCGAGCCGTATCCTGGGGCGTGGCAAAAGAACCAGGCTCTAAGCACACGCGACGGTATGCTAGCTAGCTCGGCAGTGTTCGCATGTGTAGACCTCATCTCGTCGGACGTTTCGAAGTTGCGTATCAAATACGTAAAGTTGACGGATGGTGTATGGCTCGAATCTAGCGCCCCGCGCTTCACGACCATACTACGCAAACCGAACCACTATCAAACGCGCCAGCAGTTCGTTAAGGCGTGGCTCGCGAGCAAACTCACGCACGGCAACACCTACGTTCTTCTCAACCGGAACAGCATGGGCGGCATCGTCTCAATGGACGTGCTAAATCCCAAGTACGTCGTTCCCCTCGTTGCGCCTGACGGTTCGATCTTTTATCAGGTCACGATGTCTCCGCTTATGGTCACTCCGTTGGAGACCTTCGTAGTACCCGCGCGCGACATCATCCACGATCGGGGTATTACGTCGTGGCATCCGCTCGTAGGCATAACGCCGATTGCGGCGTGTGCCGGGTCTGCCGTTCTCGCTAGCAGCATCACGAACAACTCCGCCGCGTTCTTCTCCAATGCGGCCCGTCCTTCTGGCGTGCTGTCCGCTCCGGGCGCAATCTCGGAACCTACCGCCCAGCGGCTTAAGAAGCAGATGGACGAATACAGCGGTATGGGTGCAGGCGGCACGCTGGTTGCTGGTGATGGTCTTGTGTACAACCCCATGACGATGACCGGTTCTGACGCGCAAACCGTCGAACACCTCCAATGGACTGCACAAGACGTCGCCCGATGCTTCCACGTACCCGGCCATAAGATCGGACTGGATACAGGCGCGCGTACGGCGGCCTCTAACGCGGTCTATGAGGGTATGTATTACTCCGACTGCCTGCAAGCCTACCTTGAGGCTATCGAGCTATTGCTAGACGATGCATTCGGCGTCCCTGATACGGTAGGTTTCAAGTTCGATACATCCGGCCTGATGCGGATGGACGAAGCCGCAATGCTGTCCGCTAACGCGCAATCGGTCGGTGCTGGGATCATGGCCCCGAATGAGGCACGCGCGCGACAGGGACTCGCACCGAAGGAAGGCGGCGACACCCCGTACATGCAGCAGCAGAACTACGCACTTTCAGCACTGGCAGGGCGCAAGCTAAGTACCGAATAGCTACTCATTAGGGTGCATGTATTCTGGATTTCTCAAATAATATTAGGATAACGATGGAATATGATTTCCTGGTCGGTTGCATGGATGCCGACCAACTTAACGTTCTGATTGGGGCGGCTCACTCAGATAATCGTCGTCTCGCCGCTGAGATGGCCCGCAATGACCTAATTGCAGCAGCATCGAAGATGCGACTTATCCGTATGGAACTGGATGAGGCGGAGCAAGAATGAGTCGCGGTCAATTGCTGGAGGCCGCCCGCCGCGTTGGTGTGCGGACCGACATGTTCTATCGCGGTAAGCGCGTCCCGATGAACACCGAAGCAGTACGCACAGCGTTGTTGGAGCGCCTGTACGGGCGGAATCTGGGTGCGGTGCGAGCCACGACGCCGCAAGCTATGGACGACCGGATTTTACGCGGCGTAGCTTGCGCCCGTGGTGAACTCGGTCATTCGCTCGGCGTAGCTCAAATGGCCGTCCGTGAAGGGCAGGACGCGTTACAGGAGTACAAGCGTCTTGCGAGTCTCAAGCGACGTAGGCCGAAGGACGAGGCAGTCGCGCTTGCATCGAGCCGTCAATGGTTGGCGAGGGCTCGCGCCATGCAGGACCAGTATGAGGTGCGGCGTGCGGCAGTCCAACGATAACAATATCTGTCCGACGTGTGGGGAGCGGTTCCGCTCCTCGCGAGCCTTTGACATGCATCGGGTCGGCGAATACGGGCGTATCGGGCCGAATAGTCAGTACCTACCGGCTCGGCGGCGTTGCCTCACTGCTGATGAGATGCGGGCCGCCGGGATGCTTCGGAATAGACGAGGACTCTGGATTACGAAAGCGTTCGGAATTGCCTCTCCGTTTGCACCTGGGGCCGACGCAATCCGAGAGGGCAGGGGCATGTAGCTACGGGACATCCCGGCCGGTTATAGCCTCACACGTGTACGCGCGCACAACACGCCTAGCCAAGCGTTCTAATCCAACTGAGCCACGGGCGAGTGCGCCAGTATCCATCGGCCGCAAATCTCTGGAGATTTACAACGAGATGCCGTCCTCTTTCATCCGCATGTGTGATGCAAGTAAGGCAATAATTGAGCATGTGTGCGATCTGATCGTGATCGGCCTTGCCTGCAATCTTGGTAACGCGGCTGAACGTGATGCGGAAGGCGCGAATTTGTTCATAGACGTAGGCAACGTCCTCCGCAAGAGCCGGACCAAGGAGCCCAAGTTTCGACACGCTCGAATCGAATATGGGGCTATTGGGCGGGGTGAACTCGGTTTCAGTGAAATCAAGCGACGGGACGTGCGAAAGCATGCTCGTCAACTGGCGCTTTAATTCTGGGACAGCGGTTCCGTGCGATTTCAATTCGCCGGCGAGTGCGCCCGCGAGCGCTTGCCCCTCGCGGAACCGCCTATAGTCGTCCCCGAGGAAATTATTGATGTAGCCGCCAGCGAGCACACCTACAAGCGCTATCAATGCGGTGTTTGCGTCACTCATTGCTTGCTCTCCATTGAGGCGACAGCGGCATTGTAGCCGAGGGTGTCGACGGGTTCAGGCGATTCCAGGCCGATCCCTGAGAGCTAGGGCGTTATCGGCGGAAATTTTTGCAGTTAGCGATATTTCGACACTGACCGGTCGGCGCTGCGGCTTTTGACCTCCGCATTTTTCCTATCCCCCCGTCCCTAGCCACCTCAGTGGCTTTGCTCCAGATACCACAAGCGGCCGTTTCGGCCTCACTGTGGGCGTGTTGCGAGGCTGCGAAGGGCTGGGGCATACCTGAATCAATCAGCCCGTCTATGGGCTTCTGATCAAAGGAGATGTTTTATTGAGTGATTGTTCGAAGCACCCGGAATGGAAACCTACAGGGCTGCAATGGACGTGCCCGTTCTGCGTGTCGATCAGCAACCGGTCTCTAACGGCCAAGCAGAAAGCCCGTGTAGCTGCGGCAGGGAATGCAGTCCGGATTGATGATCTGTCCGGAGGCGCATGGGGTGTGATCCGAAAGCGAATCCGTAAGCGGGATGGGTACTGCTGCCGGGCCTGTGGAATTGCCGTACGGGCTGGAGTTGTGGATCACATCAAGCCCCTTGCTCAAGGTGGCTCGAACGAGGATGAGAATCTGCAACTGCTCTGCAAGGAATGTCATGACGACAAGACCAATGCAGACCAAGGATACAGGGTGCGGAGGCGGGTTGGTTTGGACGGAATCCCGGAAGGTTGGGCTTGAGTGGGCAGTAGGTACACCGATTGACTGGCAAGTATGCTGATCACGACCGAGACAGCGACCAATCTACTCGGTTCGTGCCGTGGTGGCCGGAAGTCACCGCTGTACGTGTTCCTGCTCTGTCGCTCAGGGCTGCAGGATGGAAAAAGAGTAACCACCCGGTAACGAGGTTGTCGGTCAAGTCATATGTTGATCTCGACACCGGCGAGATTATCAAGAAGCGAGATATGTTTATCCGGCGACACCCGGTGCCTTCAAATCAAAGTCTGCGACTGATCGAGCAGCTTGTAGTGCTGAATTCGCAACTCGGTAAGAGGGCGAGGGAGCTATGTGTGTTTCTGCTCAAGATGAGAAACTGCCGTGGTTCCTTCGTTCAGCCCCTGGAGGATTTGCTCAGAGCCTATATCAACCGGAAAGGGCAAGTGGCCCGGATGCCGCGTGCCATGAACCGGCATATCGATCTGGTTGGGGAGATTGCGGCAGCCGGGGTCATTGCCCAGGAGCAAGCGCTCGGCAGCTTGTTTCAGAAGCACAGTAAGCTTACGTCGCGGGAGGTGTTGGAGGAGGCCGCCGTATTCTATGCGTGGCCGGGTGTGTTCCAAGGACGAACAGGGTGGGGGCGTCCGACGAGTGAACCACGATAGCCAATTGTATTTACTATAAGCAATCGGCCGGAAACCCTTGCCCGATAAGGGCGAGGGATCTGAAAACCTGGCCGGCGCTACCAAGTTTTCTTTAGCCGGATTGCGGTATGCTGGGGAGGAGGTGTCAAATCCGGACCGTCCTTCGATACCATTTGTTGATCATGCTAGTTGTCGATTCCCGGCACGGAGAAATTCATCTGGTCGTCAAAGAATCCGTATAAGCAATTGACGTTTGGGAAGTTTTTCTCCATCTCGCGAGTGTCGCCGAATCGGCTATCAAGGATCTTTGAGCGTGGCTTCATCTCCGTAAAGATGATGGTTGCTGAGTTGATATCACCCGACTCGACAGCCCTGCTGCATTTGATCAAATCATACGCGTGGGAGTGGAATTCCCCAGTTGAAATGTGAAGTCCACGAGTTATGAACTCATTCTTAAAAAGGTAGGTGGGCCAAACACTCGGATTGACCTCAATCCATTCGCTATCGCCTTTCTGTCGGGCAACCCACTCATCAATGCTAATTTTCATCTTTGTCAAATCACTTTCAGAGGCTGCGTATAGAATTGCTTGGCGTGCATTTTCTCTAGTGGTAAGGTGATTTATTAGTTCTAGAGCCTGAGTTATTGTTTGGCTATCGAGGGATTTCGTAAGATGAGCATTAAGAGTGAGGCTTTGCCATAGGGATTTTGCGATTTCGTTCTTAAATTCGGCATTTTCGATGTCTTTTACCTCCCTGACTGACGATTTGTCAATCGGGGTGTGAAGTGCCTTGCTTGCCATTTCAAGAAATTGATCGACTGTGTACATCCAAAACATCTTGACGCTAGATAGTCGACATATTTCTTGCGTAAGTTCTGGCAGTGGGCCCAAAGTTTGACCAAGTTTGCGAGCCCACCAGTCTTCCTTTCTGTCGCCAGTTACAAAGACTAAGTTCTTGATTTCTTGGTTGTTGGCGTGGTGAATTATTTGTCGCCATATAATTAAGTCGCCGTATTCGGCGGTGTATTCAATGCCGTCGTGAATATATTTTGCTTCGTTTGGATTTTTGGATTTGCCGTGGTCTAAGAAGCCGGGTGGGATTCTTTTTTCATACCGTGTGACTGCATCATCTAGCGATTTATCTAGCTCTGCTTGATTTTTGGGTGGTGCTCCGATGTTACTGCCCAGTATTTTCTCTAAGCGGTCGCGGACTGCATCATCATGGTTGACGGATAATTGATTTTTTCGGGCTTTGTCTACGGATTCCCGAATCTTTGATATTGCATCTTTCAATGCGCTCGTCAAAGGGGACGGGTCGATACCCAGTCCTCGCTTACCCAATTCTAGACGTGCAACAGCTTGGTCAAGTTCGGATTCTGCTTTTTCTAGTTGCTTTACAGTTGAATCGAATTTTTCATTTTCTTCTAGAATTACCCCGACTCTATTTCTTTGGTACTCGAGGGCGACGTGAAAGGGTATCCATAAGCGGCCGGCAAGCTTTTCCAGGACTGCGAAAAGATCGTCGCGTGCCTGCTGGGGGAATTTATACAAATTTAGAAGCACATTTGTGTCAACGATAAACGTCGCATCACGCCAAATCGCTTCTAAATTATCTTTGGTGGGTTGGTAGTAGCCTGGGAATTGGTCTCTTAACATGCTTGCCTCGTTCTTATTTGAATGTCAATCATCCGTACGCGACCAGCCGCCTCAGCAGCGACGCTAACTGCAAACGAGTCGTATCAGTGCGGCGAAGGAAAGCCTTCGCTATCGCCTACGCTGCTAGCCGGTCCACATACTCGTGGATATCGAAGTATCCGAACGTCCCACCTACATGCGGATGCAGGGGCAAACAATTAACTAAGACTACGAGGGAGTCCTTCACCAATTTTTCATTACGTTCACGTGACCAATCGCCGTCTGGAGCCCAAACTTTTGCCCCATGGAACAGGTTATTTCTCACCCTTCGCACCATGAGCAGCGCTTGAGCCGAAGCACGGAGCCCAGCATCGGGCGGCGATTCCTTCCACCTTACCCTATGATTGACAAGAACTTGCTTTCGCGGCGGGGATGTCACCAGATATGTGACTGCCTCACGGAATCGCGGGTTGGTTAAATGATCGAATTTGTCAGCGATGCTCAGGGCAAACGCATCCCAGTCCGGCTCCGCCTTGCTTTTGCTTCCTTTCGCGAAACCGGAATTCTTAAGCGCGTATTCATATCGCGAGAAAACGGCCGTAAACCCAGTCACCAGTTCCATCGAAATCGGAATCATCCGTTCAAGCATGTCTTGACCTCGTTCCCCGTAGTATTTGTGGTTGAGCAAAATACTACCATCGCCAGCCCTCAAGAAATTGCTGGTTCGGCCGTCATTTCTTCTGCCGGGTATAACTGTAGCAGCGTCCGAGCCGCCTCAACATTCTTTGAGTGCAACCATTCGTCGTAGTCCTTCGGCTGCAAAATCACGACTGAACGCTTTTCGTCATTCGGCTTGTGCATCTGGGACATAACAGGATGCCCGTCCGCGTTGACGGTCAGCATGGACATGCCAATCAAGGACCGCCCGTCCTGGTCCGCATAGCGCTTCCAGATACCCGCGACGCAGTACGACTGCCAACCAGCAAGGCCGATCCGTTGCCACACGTTTTTGCCGGTCTCGTAACATGGTTCATAAACCCATTGGGCCGGGATCAAGCAGCGCTGCCCTTCACGCCATGCTTTGCCGTACAGCCGGGATTCTCCGACGGTCTCCGTCCGAGCGTTCACAGTGTCCAGCTTGCGCTTTTTCTTCCCATTCTCGTCAACACGATCTGGCTGCATGAACTTCGGCCAGAAGCCAAACACGGCCTTTACGACCTCTAGACCGCCCCCAGCAGCGTAGGCGATAGGTGCGGCGTAGTCTGGGTACACGTCCAATTCCCAAGGGTCGCGACGGTACAGGTCGCCGATGCCTATCTTTAGCTCGCTGATACCTGGGTTCTCGCCCGGTGCCTTGTAGTTTGTGCACACGGCCCACTCCTTCACGTTATCCCGTCAATCAATGCGCGGGGCACTGTCCGGGGAAAACGTAGGAAACGTTCGCACTTCGGTAGTATTTCAGAGATCCGTTACCGGTACGCCCTTCTGGCGTGAATGATAGTTCAACACGCTCTCGGCCAACGAACCACTTAGTCGCAGCGGTAGAGATATAGCCGCCGCCGGGGCCGCTCCACGGCTGTTGCCTGACCTCGATTGTTGATTGACTACCGTATCTTGCGACCATATCGCGCAGTTGCTGCACGTATTCCGTATCGAAGTCCAGTTCCCGCGTGTATGCGATAAGCCGCCCATTGCAGAACGAGAAGTTTGCAGGACCAAGCTCCATTACCTTACCGTCCGGGCCGAAGTGGGCCTCTATGTAAACTCCAGCAACCATATTGTTTGGGCCAAGCGTCCAGCCCTGCCCACGAACGACGGTAGCTACCTCGTTCACACTCATGCCGGTTCGGAAGCCGTCCACGTCGAACGCGAGGGCGGACACCGACGCCGTAGTAATAAGCACGGCAAGAATCGACTTTTTCATATTCACCCCGTCTGCCGCTGATGCATCGGTCGCTCCACCTACATCGCGCCCCGTTTCCAAGACTTGACCACATAGTAGCGCGGAATATACTGTATATCCATACAGTCTTTTGAGGTGAATCGTGGAGCCGCTCTGGGAATACCGCTGGGAGTACGTTGACCCGTACTACGGCGTGATCGACTGCAAATTCTGGATGACGGATTGGGAGGCTGAACGCTGGCACGCGTTCGGGAAGGAAGGGGCACGGCGTCTAGACGAGACGCGTAGGGATAGGTATTTGCAGCCAAAGTCTAGCGAGCAAGCGCTCTCGTACACATCGGCCTCCGCTGGAGCGGACCCACTGCCGGAGTTTGTATCTCCGGATACTGGCACATTGCGGGGCTGGTGGAAGAACCCTGAGCGGGTTGACGGCGCGGACGTGCGCCGCATGGTCCTGGAGGTGATCGCGCTCCGGAGACTCCTAAACGCGAGCGTCAAGGTAGCCTCCGAATCGCGTGAGGTCTAGTTACTTCTTGTCGGGCGGGATGTCCCGGCATGCACACTTGAGACGCGCAACCCCGCGTGGGCCACGCAGCGAATCATCGAGGCGCGGGGCTCGACTGGTTCGGGAACTTGGAGCGGATTACTACGGGCTCACCCAGGCCGTTGCTGGAAACCCACGACGAAGAAAATAAATTTATTGACTTTTCGCTGAGATATTCTTCCGGGATTGGTATTCCGGGATGTATATCTGTGTATAAGAATGAATATGCGTGAAAAGTAGTGATAACACGGTGCTGACAAGTTGCTAAGGAGTTTTTAACCAGCCAACTTGTTGCACAGTACTGGTATCACTCACTGCAGAAAGACTGTGTTGGACGCGGAGAAAAGGTGCGTTAGGATTGTGTCTGCAAGGTCATCCGACCTTGTAAAACAAGAGGGTGAGCTACCTGTGGCCTGGAAACCGAAGTAGCCCGCCCTACACGCAAACAGGCAATCAAATGAAACCTGATCCTGCAACCCTTTACTGGGTTCTCGCGGCAACCTACGCGCTGATGGCGTTGATGCACGGTCATCCGTAGAGGTCTTTGTATCCTACATATGTGTTTGTAGGATAAACGCAGTCTAGCACTTTCGGATTACCGGTCAACAGATATCGTCGACCGAACGGGGCGCTAGGCTCTTGGCAAATCGCGCCTGTGCGTGATGAGCCCGGCCGCTCGCCTAGAAATAGGCGGCGGCCTTATCGCGCCTATATACATTTGCATTGCGGCGGTCCTTTACTCTCGGAGGCGGCGATGGAATTTCCTATAGCAATCCATAAGGACGATGGGACTGTGTTCGGCGTGACCGTACCGGACATTCCTGGTGCGCACTCATGGGGCGAGACCATGGGCGAGGCCATCGAGAACACAAAGGTTGCGATCGCAAGTCACGTTGAGACTTTGCTCGCGCTTGGAGAGGGGGCGCACTTCACCTGTTCGACCGTGGAAGAACTCTCAGCGAACGCCGACTATGCCGGAGCGGTTTGGGCGAAGGTCGAGGTTGACCTTCCTCGGCGGGCCTAACCCTCAATCAGCAAGGTACCGGTTATGAAGATGCTGGCAATTGTCGGTTGGCTTACCTTGTTCCCTGCGTTCACAGGAGTCTACGCCGCGCGTCTCTGGTATCTGTCGAGCAAGCTATACGTAAGGCCGATATGGGAAAAGTGTGGCGGGATTGAGCCGGGGGTTCCCTCCGCCTCCAATTCGGGTTGGATTGCAGGAATCCTCGAAGCGAGTAGTGAGAGTGCCGAGCTAAATCGACGTGCGGCTCTGTGGACGGCTGTATCGGTTGGCCTGAGCGCCGCTGTGACGGTGATCGGGACAGGCCTACCGCTCATCATGGGACAGTGACGCGTACGAAGTTCCAGCGGATCAGTCGGTCACGGCCAGCATCCGGTCTATCTCCTCGATGGGGATCATGCCGAACTTGTTCAGCTTGACGCGGTAGAACACCATTCGCTTTTTCACTGTATGGCGGCTGATACCAAGCATCTCAGCAGCTTGGGTGTAGGTTACGTGCGGTGGTCTCGGATGGCGCGATGCGTAAATCTCTACGGCCTTCGACGCTATCCGGAAGGCGTCAATCTCGGAGATTCCTGGGCCTTGCCTGACTACTTCTCGGATCACTTGAGGTTGGTGCCGCGATTCCGGAAAGTGATGTGTTCTCACTCTAGGCATAGGTCACTCCTGGTCGGCGAGGAGCAGGCATTCTGCGATAGCTTTTTCCAGTTGTGAAGGAGTGCGACGAAAATAGGTGGTGCCGGTTCGGTGCCTGTTTCCGGACTCGAACTGGATCGTATGCGCGGTGTAAAGTGGTTGCTCCTCTTTCTCGTCAGGAGCAAGCGAAGTGGATCAAGACGCCATCAACTTCTCGTTGTTCGATCCGAAGAAGCTGCGGAGGGCCGTGGACGCGCTCGGGGAGCAGCCCCGGCTGACGTACGCAGAATTTCAGAAGTTGGAGCATGAGCAAAAGGTGCTTCACGCACGCTTCGATGAGTTGGCTAAGATGATGCAACCACTTGAGGAATCTTATGTGCGTGCGCGACGCAAGCTTGGGCCGAAGCCTTATGATCCGACAACAGATAAGGCTCTCCAGGACGTCAACCAATCAGGTCTGGAGCGGATGCGGGAACTTCGCTCTCAGCTTGAACAAGGGCATGCCATTTGGACGAAAGTGGTCGCTGCAAGAGAGGCGCGTGCCCATTTGCTGCGCGTGATAGGCGAATGCAATAAGCTGACTGACCTGTGGGTAATTTCTCGAAGAATTGAGGACCCGAAGTTCAATCCATTCTCCGGGCAGGGCGGTGATGCACAATAATTCCGGTTTCGAGGATGACCGGAAACCTGGACGGTTAGCCCAGCTTCTTCGCCAAAACTTCGGCGCGGAGATGGGTGTAGCGTTGGAGCATGCTCAACGTTTTATGACCCGTGATGCTGGCGACTTCCATCGGGTTGAGACCTTTCTCGAATAAACGGCTTGTGGCTTCGTGCCGGAGGTCGTGCAGACGGATACCGATAAGCCAGTTCGGGGTAGCAGGGCGGTCAAGGATGCCGCACGTCGATTCATAGAGTTTCCGAGCCCTCTGTACGGCGCGGCAGAACGCTCGCGTAAGGGCATCCGCAGTGACGGCGAAGGGAACGGCATGTCCAGTGCCTTTGCGGGCCTGTAGCACGGCTGCGGCGACACTGGAGAGCGGGACGGTGCGCGGCGTATCCGTTTTCGTCACCGGTAGGTGTGCGGTGCGTTGATCGAGGTCGATGTTCTCCCAACGCAGCGACGCCAACTCACCTCGGCGCATCCCGGTCGCTACGGCAAGCTGGATGAAGTCTCGTAGGTCCGGAGATTCCGTGGCGTCGATGATTGCCTGTATCTCGTCCGGGTGCAGTCTGCGGTTACGGCCTTGTGGCTTCCGAGGCTTGACGACCTTCGGTACGCCGCTGGGCAGGACGATGCCCCATTCACGTGTTGCCAATGTCAGTACGCGATTCACGAGATTCAACTCATGAACGACCGTTTGCGGCGACACCTCTTTGAGTCGTGCATCTCGGTAGCCGACGAGATGGGATGCGGTTAGTGCGGTCAGCTTGTACGCGCCAAGTTGCTTCTTGAGCTTCCCCGCGCGCCCTTTGTCGCTGCCGCCGCTGCGTTTGGTCGGGGATATGTCGCGGGTGTACCGGTCGAGCAAGTCCGCTAGGGTGGTTCGCTCAGCATCGTCACGGCTCGCGAATAGTCCCCGGTCCATCTCCGATTCGATCATGCGTCCCCATGCGAGGGCTTCGATCTTGGTCGCGAACTTCTTTGACGTGGCAGGGTAGCCCATTTTGCGAACTTGGCACATCCATCCATTTTCGCGCTTGCTTACGGTCGCCATACGGCCTCCAAGGAGGTCGCCGGTGTGACTGGAGTGTGACTAGATTGGTCTCAGCTGGATAGAAGGCAAACCCGACAAGGGTTTGCCGCCCACGAGCAACGGCCTTCTAAGCCGTAGGTCACACGTTCGAGTCGTGTAGGGCGGGCCAATGGAATCAATGGGTTAGATTTTTTTCGAAGCTAATCTCCGGTCTTAAAAAAATCCATGTAGGTGTCATGTAGGTGTTCGCTCTCAATGCGGATCCAAGTCAATCCATATCGTAAGAGTAGCTCGTATGAAATGGACGTCGATCAGCACGCGGAGCGCGTATTGCAGCGAGAGAAGTGTGTTGGATTGCCGGGAGGCGGAAATTGGCAGGGATCGCGAGTAGCATTACCGTCGACAGCCACTCGACTTACTGCGTATGTGGCGCGATAAGATCGAGCCTCGGATACTAGGGCAAGATGGACTGCCTGACGACGATAGAACAGAACGGGGGGAGGTGTGACGCAACAGAAGACGCCGCAGGCAATTATCGAATTCAGCACGAAGTTGCCTGACCAGGAATTTCCCGAGTTCGGGTCGTAGTACATGGCCGGTGCTCTCTGCCGTTTAACTTGGATGAAGCCGGCAGCCCGTAGCAGTTCTGTTTCGGTAATGCCGTACTCCTTGACGGCTTCTGCGATCTGCCTGAGCTTGGCTTGTTTCTCCTGTTGCTTGGCTTCTTCGACTAGCAGGTTCGACTGACCGAGCTGTTTCTGCAACTCGTGGATGGTAGGGGTGTTCATGGGACGATGTTTCAAGTATGTGATTGCTTCTTTGAGTGGCACCGGCCAGTCGAGTTCGTATTGATGTTCATGTGGTGGGCCCGGCCGGACTTGAACCTGCGACCAATCGATTATGAGTCGACTGCTCTGACCAACTGAGCTACGGGCCCGAGGGGAAGAGTGCTCGGCAGCATGGAGCGCAGTGTTGAGCGTGCATGATGCCAGGTAGGGTCCGCACGCACGCATGCTGGAGTGCCCCGTGGGATCGGCTTCAGGCTACCTGCCGATCTACTCTTTCCACAGTTTCAGAGCCCTTGCATAGCCAGATCACTAACGCTTGCGACAGCAGGAACAGGCATCGAGCTCCACGTCCGACCTTGTTCGGCGGATCAGACCGGCAATATTTCCCTGTGTATTTCAAAGTGGAATTCCGACATAGAAATCCAAGTCAGAGGAAAATATGAATCCAATTAAAACACAGCTTGCATCTTTTTTTGAAATCACACCGAGGCCAACAATCGGCGCAGTGCTAGCGCTCTTTGCAGCGTGGTGTCTCATTCTCCTTGGATCGCTCAAGGGCATAATTTATGTCATCCAGAATCCAATTTTAATGATTCATGGCAAACCTGCGTCATATTCAATCACCGCGATCTCCCTCACCCTCCTGGTTCTCCTCCCAACAGTTGGCGGATTTTTTATAATCAACCTAATTCGCCGAAAAAATTGGGCGCGCCAATGGACACTCGGCTGGCTGTTGATCGACGCAGCTCTTCGAATACTGGCAATATTCATCCACACCGAGAAATTCGGATTAGGATTGGTGGATTTTCTACTACTTATCGCGCTAATATTACTATTGATGCCAGAAAGCAAAAAATGGTTCAGAAATGGGCAATTACCCTAAACACTCACCGGGCTCAATGCCAGCAATTCCACCCATCGAGGTAATGAGCGACTCTACATGGCTGCGGCTGGCCAGCCTTCCAAGATCGGCCGCCGGATGCGCTACATTTAGTCGGAGTCCGACGCTGCCTGGCACTCGACGATTGAATGGCCACTCTCTGGCGCCCCGAACGATCGCAGTCGACAACAGCCGTCCCGCGCGGCGACGACGTTAGCGATATAGGCCAACGCGCCATCGATCGGCGTAACATACTTTCGTTTGTGGTTCCGAACATTGATGACCTTATCTCCGTAGACGATCTCCTCTGGGCCACGAGGTGGCGTAATCCGACCTCGCTGATCGGAGTTGCGACTCGCCCATGTGACCGTGTCTTTACGGAACCGTTTGTGCAACAGGCGATTGATGTCTTGTGCACCTAATACTTCGTTCCGGCGTGGTGTCAGGATCTGCCACGCCTCGACTTTAGTAGCAGCTCCAGGCGTGAAATGGGCATTGCCATTTTTCAAAATGCCGCCGTAGCTGAGAGCGAACGTCTGTTGATCTGCCCAACCATTGCACGTTGCTCAGCTATTGCTGCCGCGATCTCGCGTGCATGGCTTTGCTGAGCAGCAAGATCATGCTCCTGTTCGATCGCCGTCCCGTTCGTGACTGCCGTCGGCTCACCCGAATCACAAACCCCGTTGTTGTTCAGGTCCAGCCAGACCGTGGCGCCGACCAGGTAACCGTCGATGGCTTTGCCAGTGACCGCAGGCGCTGGCGTTGTTGGCGTGCCTCCGCCTCCGGCCGACGGCTGACTAGGGCCAGAATCGCCACCTCCACCGCAGGCGGCAAGAGCGGTTGCGACAGACAGGCCCAAGATGTGTTTGCTGAGCCCCGTACGTTTTTTGGCTTTCATTGTTCCACCTTTGATTTTTAGTCACCTGTGGCTGGATTTCTTCTTGCCCATGAGCGACGTCGTGGTTAATGCGACAACTCCGGGAACGGAAGTTGCGCTTGAAATGGTCTTCGCCCGGTGATGGCTGACGGTTTCAACCAAAAGCAATCCGGGGAAGATCCCAAATGCTACCAAATCGGTAGTATTTGATGGCGGCTAAACCGAGACGATTTTTGCTTTCCATGGTTTGAAGGTAAAAATGTCCGTACTTGCCCAGCGGCTGAAAGAGGCCCGGCAGCGCGTCGGGATGTCTCAGGAGAAACTTGGGATCGAGGCGGGACTTGACCCAATGTCTGCGAGCACGCGGATGAATCGCTACGAACTAGGTAAGCGCGTGCCGGATCCAGATTTGGTTGTTCGATTGGCCGCCGTCTTACATATGCCGGCGGCGTACTTCTATGCCGCCGACGATACGGAAGCCGACTTGCTGCTCAAATTTCACCGATTGAGCAAAAGTCAGAGAGGCTCAGTGATCGCGTTTGTTGATGAGCTTCTTCGATAGCGCTGCGTTAGGGGAGCGTCAGTAATCGCCGGGTAGCAGAAGCGTCGTCACGGACCGATCCCATTCGGTAATGAGCCAGACGGTCTGCCCGTCAGCGAGAACGTAGCTGGACAAAATCCGTGATCCAGCTTCGACCGCGAGTTCGTTTTGTTCCCGATCGGACTCGGGCAAATCCCCCCAGTCACCGCAGGCGTGTCGGATCAGCAGATGGACGATCGAGGCGTTCGCGTTGGCAACGATGCTCAGCGCAGCAGGCGTGGCAAGGATTCGGCCTAGCTTGAAGCGCGGACAAGGCAGATGGTTGGATGTCGAATTCATGGTGTTCTCCAGCGAATGGACGAGCAACGGCCTCCAGGCTTGGCTGGATGCGAGGACGTCCGAAGGGATTAGGAAAAGGATGCCGGGCGAAAGCCCGGGTTATGCCGGCAGATTGAGTTCGGCCAGTCGCCGGCGAAGTGCCAATGCTTTGGCTTGTGAACAGCCGAGGTGGACACGGATGTCTGCGACGGTGGGACGGACCAGACCGGCCGCAACGTCGTGCGCGAGTCGAGTCACCGCGTCGTCAGGCCGTGTCACGATCGACGGCCTCTCATTCGGATCGTCTAAATTGCGACTAACGGTCTCACCCGTTTCCATCATCGAACTTGCCGCCGCGACTGTGGGTACCGCCGTAGTCATGGCTGCGACGACCGGGATTTCCATGGGAGTCGCGTCACGGGACGTCGTTTCGGCAGAAGAGCGCCCGAGCACGATGACCCACAG